GCGGAATGCCAGCTATGCGTGTTTCTATTGGCAACAATACTCGTGGTCCTAAAACTGATGGTATTGAAGTTCGTGGTTCTGGTGCTGCAACTAAAGGCCGTATGGCTAGAGGCCCAATGGCATAATGAATTACGAAACGTTATATAACACAATTCAAGCTTACGCCGAAAACACTGAACAGTTGTTCGTGGCTAATATCCCAACGTTTGTTGAGGAAGCTGAAACTCGTATATATAACTCCGTAAACGTACCGTCATTACGTAAAAACGTAACCGGCACTATGACCTCAGGAAATCAATACGTTTCCTTGCCTATGGACTGGCTGGCCAATTATTCCGTGGCTGTAATTGATCCAACCACTGGAATGTATAACTATCTTATTAACAAAGATGTTAACTTCTTGCGTCAAGCGTACCCTTTTGCTACTAATAACGGAACTACCTATCAAGGCACTCCGGGCGGCACTCCTAAGTACTATGCTCTTTTTGGCTCGCAATACAGCAATATCAATGAAATGACGTTGATGGTAGCGCCTACGCCTGACCAAGCCTATCCAGTAGAGATGCATTATTACTATTACCCACCAACCATTGTTCAAGGTCAAATTAGTGGGTCAACTATTTCTAACGCAGGATCGCTATATACCAATGGTGTATACCAAAACGTTCCATTAACAGGGGGCTCAGGAGCCAATGCTACAGCAGATATCGTTATTACTGGTGGCGCAGTTACTTCTTGTGCTATTACTTTCGGTGGGAATTTCTATGTTGTAGGGGATACCCTATCCTGCTCATCATTAGGACCTACCGGATCCGGATTTGCTGTAAACGTTTCCAGCGTATCTAACGCAACCGGCACTAGCTGGCTTGGCGATAACTACGATCCCGTCTTATTCTATGGCGCTATGCGTGAAGCTATGCTTTTTATGAAGCAAGAGCAGGATTTAGTAGCCTATTATGAGAATAAGTACAACGAAGCCCTAACCGAGTTTAGACGCTTCTGTGACGGTCTTGATCGTGGCGATGCTTACAGAGACGGTCAAACCAAGCTTAATATTAATCTTAAAGGTAATGTTGCCTCATGATTACCCAGACTTCTTGCACAATTTTTCAGCAAAATTTACTAAACGGTAATGAAAACTTTACCACTGGTACTTATAAGATAGCCCTCTATACTGCGCTGGCAAACTTAGGTCAACAGACTACGGCTTATACCTCGACCAATGAAGTGGTTGGAACGGGTTATACGGCTGGTGGTAAGACGTTAACTATCTCCGTTCCGCCTACCCAAAATAACGTCTATAACGTCACCTACGTGTCTTTCCAAGATGCCGTATGGAACCCAGCATCCTTTACTGCTAGAGGGGCGTTAGTATACAATGCTAATACTGGAGCGGCATGTTTTGTGCTTAATTTTGGGTCAGACAAGACCTGTACAACAAGCTTTACCGTGCAATTCCCAACGGCGAATTATTCGTCCGCAATTTTAACCCTTGGTACTACCTCTAGTAGTATCAACTATAGTAGTCCAGACTAGGAGCAGATATGCATAAAGAATTTGGAAGTTGTGGCGACCACGCAGAAATTGTTCTGCATACTGGCGCTACACAAGATGAGACATTTGGTATTGAAGGTCACTACCACGTAGAGTGCCGTGATGCCAATGGTAACGTAAAGTGGACTGAAGACTTTCCTAACCAAGTAGTACAAGTTGGTAAAATTTTCATGTTGTCACAGACCTTGTTGACTTCACCAGTTGCTTTAGTTGGTCCATATCTTGGCTTAGTATCTGGCTCTGGAAACACATTCTCTCCAACCGATACAATGACTTCACACTCTGGCTGGACTGAATTTACTGCGTATACCGTAAGTTCTTCAGCTGTTCGTGGTACTGCCGTATTCACAACTCCTACTGGCAACAACAATACAACACCGGGTTCTAACGTAGTAACTGCTGCTGCTTCTGCAATTACTTACACAATTACTGGTTCTGGTGGTACTGTAGGTGGATGCTTTTTGGTAACCGGTACAGGTGCTTCTTCTACCCTAGGCAATACTGGCGGTACTTTATATAGCGCAGGTGCATTTGGTACAGCTAAGACTACAACTGCTGGCGATACTGTAAGCGTTACGTATAGCACGACCGCAACGTCGTAGGTCTTTTATTTTAAAGCAATTTTGTGTTTTACACATATGCACACTATACTCCTGATGGCCGTTTATTCTATATAGGTAAAGGCCACGGGAAACGTGCGTATGTATTCCATAAGCGTAATAACTACTGGAACCATATTGTAGAAAAATGCGGTAAGCCTGATGTTCATATATTAGCTAATTGGGATACTGAGCAAGAAGCATTTGACCATGAAGTCTTACTTATTGATTGCTTTAAAGAGTTAGGGCATAAACTAGTTAATTTATCTAATGGTGGTGAAGGCTCTTCTGGTTTACAACACTCTGAGGAATTTAAAAAAAGACTTAGCGTTATTCACAAAGGCAATAAGTACAATTTAGGCCGTACAACTTCTGCCAAACAAAAAGCAACAGCTAGCGCTTTACTTAAGGGTAATACATATGTTGCTGGTAATACATATCAACGCAAATGGGTCTGGATTGGTACCAATATTAAAACTGGTGAAGTAGTTAAGTTTATAGGCGAGAAAGCCATGAAAGATGCTAGTATTCAGCATGCTAATGTAATAAAATGTATCAACGGTCTTCGTAAGTCCCATAAAGGGTATACATGGACTAAAGAACCTTGGGAAAGTAAATAATGGCTCTAGTGCTGTATGACCGAGTCCAACAGACTGGTTCTGCTAACACAACCGTAAGTTTTACATTAAGCGGAAGTGTTGCAGGGTATCAGTCTTTTGCCGTTGTAGGTAATGGAAACACCACCTATTATGGTGCTGTAGATTCTGCTGGTAACTGGGAAGCAGGTATTGGCACGTATTCAACTTCTGGTCCTACGCTTACCCGTACAACTATCTTAGCGTCATCAAACTCAGGATCTGCTGTTAGCGCATTTAGTGGTTCAGTTAACATATTTGTTACATATCCCGCAGAAAAATCTGTCAATCGTGACGCTAACGGCAACGTTAATATTTCTTACACGCCAAACGTAGCATCCAATATTGGAGCTTTAAACGTAGGTGATGGAACATATAGCATATCTGCAACCGGTCAACTTGCTTCTTTTGCTAGCGCTGATGCAACATACGCAAACGTCATATTACAAAACACCAATAATACAAGTTCTTCAGCATATTCTTCTTATGTAACAGCGGCTAATAATTACCCAAACCAGTACATGGAGATTGGTAGTAATAGCACAAACTATAACGCTACCGCTGCTGGGTTTGTAATGAACTCATTAAATGCTGCTGGTGCAAACTTTGTTCAATCTTATGGCTCTGATTTAGTTTTAGCCACTTGGACAAACAACAACATTCACTTTATACAAAATGCTACATCCGCAACAACAGATTCAATGACGTTGTACGCCGATGGTGGCGCCTCTTTGGGTGGATTGGGTAGCCCCGGCATTGGAAATATTGCAATTAATAATGCCGTTGTTGGGTTGACAACTATTACTGCATCCACCACTGCGGTATCTTTAACTTCATCTTCAACACAAGTTCAAGCGGTTTCGGGATCAACTACTCAAAGAATTAATTTACCTCAAGCAACAACCCTCCTAAAAGGTACTTTTTATACTGTTGCCAATACTTCTACTGGAAACGTATCAGTTTATGATAACGCTGGCACATTGTTGGAGACCATTACTACTGGTGGAGCAGCTCAGTTTTTATGCGTATCTAATGCTACATCTGCTGGCACTTGGGGCGTTCGTGTTTTTGCATCATCTAATACCCAGTGGGGCAATTCAACTTTAACCTATCCCGGAACTATTGCTAGCGCAACTTGGAATGGCGCAACGATTGGAACAGGATATGGCGGTACAGGATTAACTACATTTAGTTCATCTAACTATGCGCTGTACTCTACATCTCCATCTGTATTAACTGCAGGTACTTTGCCGGTTTTAGCTGGTGGTACAGGTACAACAACTTCTACTGGATCTGGTTCTGCAGTTTTAAGTAACTCACCAAACCTAGTAACGCCTAACCTTGGCGTTGCCACAGCCACAAGTATTTCTCTAGCATCTTCTGCTGGCACGTCATCTAATACAAGTAACTTAAACTTGGGCGGTACATTAGGTTTTAGCGATACCGGTATTTTGGCTAATTTTGTATCAACAACAAATAGCTATAACCAAGTAGTAGTACAAAACTTATCTAACGGTGCGTCAGCTTCTTCTGAGTTTATTGCATATAGCAACGCCGGTAGTGCGACTACAAACTTTGCAACGGTAGGTATTAACTCTACAGGGTATACAGGCACAGGCTCAATTAATGCCGCTGGTTATGGTTATTTCTTAACAGGTAGTACAGACCTTGTAATTGGTACGATTGGTTCAAACAATCTACACATGACTACTAATTCACAGGCTACCGATGCAATAACAATTACGCCTAATAATGCTGTAGGATTTAATGGTTCTTATGGAAGCTCTGGTTATGTACTGCAAAGTAACGGTGCTTCAGCAGCTCCAGTTTGGGTGGCTCCGGGCGGTTCTTCAATCCTTACAACTACTGATTTTACCGCTACATCTGGTCAAACAACATTTAGCGTAACCTATACGCCAGCATTATTACAAGGTGTTTATCGTAACGGTATTAAATTAGGATTATCAGACTACACAGCTACAAATGGTACGTCTATTGTTTTAAATACCGGCGCTATTACTGGCGACTTGATTGAAGTACAGTATTTCTCTGCACTGGCTACGACTACAACAGTAACTTCGTTTAGTGGCGGATCAACAGGATTAACTCCTTCATCTGCTACTTCCGGTGCAGTAACTTTAGCTGGTACATTGGCACTAGGAAATGGCGGTACAAATGCTAACTTAACAGCAACTGCTGGCGGTATTGTTTGGTCTAATGCGTCTGCTTTTGCTATTACAAGTGCAGGAACTTCTGGTTATTTGCTGCAATCTAACGGAGCTAGTGCACCTACATGGGTAACTGCTCCCGGCGCTGCAATTACGCCAACTACAACCAACGCAAGTTACTACGTTATTGGTTCTTCTTCCACATCAGGAAGCCTAACAACTGCATCAGAATCGGTCACTAGCCCAGTATTTTTTAATCCGTCTACTGGCGCTTTAACGGCCGTATCGCATGTGTCGTCTTCTGACGAGCGGTTAAAACAAGATATTGAAACCATTAAAAATGCGCTTACCAAAGTAGAAACCATGCGTGGCGTAACCTACTTAAGAAATGGCGTAAAAGAAATTGGTGTGGTAGCTCAAGAAGTAGAGCGTGTTGTACCGGAAGTAGTTCATACCCAAGAAGGCGAATATGGTTACAAATCAGTATCTTACGGTAATATGGTTGGTCTATTAATTGAAGCAGTTAAAGAATTATCTGCAGAAGTCAAAGAACTAAAGGCAAAATTAAATGACACAAGCGAATAACGTAGCGATTGAAAGCTCGCAAATAAACTCTTCTGGTGTACTGCAGGTAGCTGGCGGTGGTACAGGAGTTACATCATCTACTGGCTCTGGAAGCAATGTATTAAGCACTTCTCCAACTTTAGTTACTCCTGTATTGGGTACGCCTACTTCTGGTACTTTAACTAACTGTACTGGACTCCCTGTTGGGGGCATTAGTGCTACTGGAACCCCTTCGTCTACAACTTATCTTCGTGGTGATGGGTCTTGGTCTACTGCGGGTGCTACAACATATCAAGCCCAATATATGATTGTTGCTGGTGGCGGTGGCGGTGGTAACGGCTTGGGTTCTGCAGCGTATGCATCTGCTGGGGGAGGCGCTGGTGGTTTATTTATTGGCGCTACACCCTTAACTATTGGTACGTCTTACACAATTACGATTGGTGCTGGTGGCGCTAGAGCAGCAGTTGGTTCAAATACTACAGCATTAGGTTTTACTGCTTCTGGTGGTGGCGCAGGTAATCCTGCAACCGTAACAGCTAATGGAGGTTCAGGCGGAGGTCAAGGAGACCCAGTTGGTGATGGCGGCGTTGCTGCTGGAACTGGTGTAGCTGGTCAAGGATTTGCTGGCGGTAATGCTCCCGGAGGACAAGGAACTACTGGTGGCGGTGGCGGTGCTTCACAAGCTGGTTCTGGCGCACAAGGCGGTAACGGAATATTTGAAAACTATACAAGAACCTATTATGGCGGTGGCGGTTCAGGTGGTAATGGTGGAAATACAACAAGTGGCGGTCTAGGCGGTGGCGGAACAGGTGGTTCTGGTGGAACTACAACTGCTGGAACTGCAAATACTGGTGGCGGCGGTGGTGGAACTTACGGTACCGGATCAGGAAATCAACAAGGTTTAGCTGGCGGTTCTGGATGCGTAGTTATTGTTGTGCCAACTGCAAACTATACTGGCACTACTACAGGCTCTCCTACAGTTACAACCAGTGGACCTCTTACTATTATGAAATTTACAGCATCAGGGAGCTACACAGCATGAGCCATTTTGCACAAGTTATTAATGGTATTGTTGCGCAAGTTATTGTTGCAGAACAAGATTTTATTGATACTCTGACTGATAAAGAAAATTGGATCCAGACTTCGTATAACACATACGGAAACCAACATCCAGAAGGGCGTCCTTTGCGTGGTAATTATGCTGGAATCGGTTATATTTACGATAAAGAACACAATGTTTTTTACGCCCCAAAACCAAAAGATAGTGCTACTTTAAACACAACTACGTGGTTGTGGGAAATCCCTGAGTAATGTTTGGAATAACTGCCTTTGCCCAAGCGCCATTTGCCGCATTAGGTGGAAATGCTTACGTCTTTAGTCTTACCGAAGATTCTGGTATAGCAGACTCTAATAGTCAAACTTTTGCATTTTTACAGTCTATTACTGAACCGTTTACGATAACAGACAATAATTCACAGGCTGCTATTCTTATTGAGACTATTTCGGAAGGGTTTAGCGTATCCGACTCTAACTCCGCAACGGCAGCTTTTTTACAGTCTATTTCAGAAAACGTAACCTTATCTGATAGCGAATCCATAGCGGCACAATTTGCCGTATCTGACACAGAAAACTTTAGCCTAGCAGATACCCCGTCTACCTATTTTGCGTTGCTAGAAAGCATTACCCAAAACGCTAACTTTGCTGATTCCAATACCAACCAGTTTGCTTTTTTGGGGTCTGTAACAGAGCCGTTTACTATGGCAGACTCTCGAACCGCTACCGCTCAATTTGCCCAGTCAATTACAGAAGCCTTTACGTTGGCTGACGTTGAGTCTATAACAGCCCAGTTTGCTGCGTCCAGAATCGAAAACTTTACTCTGGCAGATGCAGAAACCATTATTTCCGTATTTTTTGCTTCTATTGTGGAAAACCTAACAGTAGCAGATGCTAACACAGCAGCTGCAGGATTTTTAGAAAGCATTGTAGAAAACCTGAATTTGGCGGATTCTAGTACCCAACAGTCCGCTTTCTTGGAATCTATTACGGAAAACTTTAGTCTTTTAGATTCACTATTTACTACTGGATGGTTTAAAATTAATGACAATCAAACAGTTACTTGGAACGCTGCAAACAACACAGGATCCGTAACTTGGACTAATATTGGTAATACCCAAACCCCCAACTGGGTGGTAATTAATAACGGGCAATAAAGGAAAGATATGGCATCTTCGTATACAACTAGCTTAAAAATCCAAGAAATTGGTAACGGAGAGCAGTCCGGTATTTGGGGTTCTTCAACTAATACTAACTGGCAATTAATTGAACAGGCTGTGACTGGTGTACAAACCATCACCATGTCTAATGCTGATTATACTTTGTCTAACCTTAACGGTTTGCTAGATGAAGCCCGCAATATGGTGTTGGTTGTTACTGGTACAAATAACGGAATTTATAAAGTAGTTGCTCCATTAGTATCAAAAATGTATGTTGTATACAACAATACTACTGGTGGTTACGCTATTAATATTGGCGCCTCTAGTGGCTCAGTTATTAGCATCCCTAATGGTACAACTGCCCAAGTATATTGTGATGGCACAACTGGATTTTATTCTGCCCAAACTGGTTCTGCTGGTAACTTTGTAATCAATGGTAATTTAACTGTTACAGGTAACGAAACCGAAGTAGGTACTTTATCTGCTAGCACTCTAAGCGTTTCTAATAATGCAACTTTTGCAGTTGGTCCTACAGCGCCTACAGCAACTACGGGAACTAATACAACCCAATTAGCTACAACTGCTTTTGTAAACGCATCTATTGCTGCAGCCCCAGCTACTATTACTGGCGCTATTTTGATGTGGCCTACTACTACGGCTCCTAGCGGGTATTTATTATGTAACGGTTCCGCAGTATCTAGAACTACATATTCATCATTGTTTAGCGTTCTTGGCACTACATTTGGCACTGGTGATGGTTCTACAACGTTTAATCTACCAAACTATACAGATAACATGCCTATTGGTGTAGGCACTATTGCTACTGCTGTTGGTATTACTGGTGGTTCCAAAGATGCTATTGTTATAAGCCACACCCACACAATTACAGATCCCGGACATACGCATAACGCATTTTTAACTGAAGGCTCTGTAACTCTTACATCTGCAACTACAACAAGAAGTTCACAAACTGGTACTGCAGTATCTGGATATATTGCAACCAATACAACTGGAATTACAGGCACTAATTCTACTGGTTCTTCTGGTACAAATGCTAACTTGCCGCCTTACCTCGGTATAAACTTTATTATCAAGACTTAAGGATAATCATGGCTCAATTTACAATATCTGGAGATACAAGCGGAACATTAGCTTTAGCTGCTCAAGCCTCGGCAGGAAGTACTGTGATTACTTTCCCTAATGTTTCCGGCAACGCTCTAGCTTCTACGGCGGTATCGTCATCGTCTACAAATACAGTGACCAATAAAATTTCTATTAATATTGGCGGCACTACTTACTACTTGCTAGCTTCTACATCAGGAACCTAATATGGCAACTACAATAACAGCCGGAACAACCACGGCAACCTCGCTAGTTATTAACTCAGATACATCTGGTACTTTAGCTTTTGTAGGCGGAACAGGTACTGCACTTAGTATTGCTAGCGGTGTTGTCAGTTTAACTACGCCTTTGGCTATTAGTTCTGGTGGCACAGGAAACTCAAGCGGTAATGCAGTTGGTATTGCTAATACAGGCGGCTGGGCTGTAACACCAAGCGGTACAAAATTATTGTTTAGCTACAACGGCACTAACGTAGCTAGCATGGATTCATCTGGAAACTTTAAATCGCTGCTTACTGTTGCAGCGGGTACTACCCCTTAATAGGAGCAATAAATGGCAATTACAACTTCGGGTACAACCCTAACCTTTAATGATGCGACTACGCAGACTACTGCGCCAGTTAATACAAACGCTAACGTAAACTCGGTTTCGGCTGGTACTGGTATTTCTGTTTCGGCTACTACAGGCGCTTTAACGGTTACTAACTCTGGTGTTACTTCTGTTACTGCTGGTTCTGGTATTTCTGTATCAGCATCAACTGGTGGAGTAACTATTTCTACATCTGGCGCATCTTTACCCGGTTTGCTTGGTCAAGCCTTTACTTCTAGCGGAACTTTTACTATTCCTACTGGAGTTACTGCAATTAAATGTATAGTAGTAGGTGGTGGCGGTAATGGTCAATCAATTTGTAACGTAGGAAGTGGGGCATCTGGCGGTGGCGGTGGTACTGCCATTAAATATTTTACTGGATTGACTCCAAGTGGTACTTTATCTGTAACTGTAGGCGGTGTTGCTGGAACTTCGTCTGTTGCATCAGGTACTCAATCAATTACAACTGTTTCTGCTACTGGTGGCGGTAGTTCTAATAATACTGGTGGTAATGGTAGCAATGGAACAATTAATATCCATGGTGGCAGCGGAAGCACGGCTGGTGCAGGTTCTACTGGTATAAACGGTACTGGTGGCTCAAGCACTTATGGGTCTGGTGGTGGTGCTGGTACAGGTTCCGCAGCTTCTGGGCAAGGATATGGTGCTGGCGGTTCAGGTGCTTGCGGTGGAGGTGGTTGTGCGTATTATTCGGGCGGTTCTGGAACAGGCGGAATTGTTATTTTTGAATGGTAAGGAATAGAATATGAAAAAAGCATTAATTGACCCAAGAGAAATTAATATTAAATATATATCTTCTTGGGTTGGAACTGCACCAAATTATGTTGCTGTTTATTCTTCTTATCCTAATAGTGCAAGAGTATGTCAAGTAGAGCCTATTGGACAAGATTTTTCTGTAGGTGAGCCTTTATTTTGGACTGACTGTGACGATGCCGTTGTTGCAGACCAATGGTATTACAATACTGATACTTTACAGATTATTAAAATTGTTGATGCTTCAAAACCAGTATCAGGAAATCAACCTAATACAAATGGAACTGTAAGTGCATGACAAATTCAATAGGGCCAAAACATAGTTTTACTTATGATGGTGCTCAATTAAATGTATACCATGCTAATAAAGGAGAAGGTTTGATGCAACACAGTCATTCTTTTTCCCATGCAACAATTTGCCATGCTGGTTCTTGTTTGATTAGTCTTGAAGGTCGTAGCTACACAATAGACAAAAACTCTACACCTTTGAACCTTCCTGCTGGCGAGTGGCACGAGATTGAAGCGTTAGAAGATGGCACTGTATTTGTAAATGTATTTGCTGAAGGAAAGTACTAAAAGTGAGCTATGGCAGACCCGTTTGGATTATCCGAAGGAGTAAAGACTCTTAGCGGAAGCCTAGATGCAAGTCGGGAGGCTAGTAAAGGGCTATCCAAAAGCATCGAAGGTATTCAAAACGATGGGTTAGAAGCAGCCCAAAGACGAGCACAAGAAAGAATACGTGCCAGACGGGAAGCAGAATTAAAGAAGGAAAGAGCGCTAATTAAGGCGCTTGAAGAGTGGAAGCGTAAGAAGCAAATCTCCGATGAGGAGGCTAGACTTAAGATTGATTTTGTAAAGAAGTACGGTGCAAAAGAATGGGAAGCAGTATTAAAAATTAAACTGGATATTGAAAACCTTCAGAGAAAAGACAATGAAGAATTCCAGCATGATTTAAAAGAAGTAAGGCGGGTGCAGTTTTATTGTTTTGTAGCCGCCCTGATTGTAACGTTATGGCTTAAATTTGTATTGGGAGTTATATGAACGATATATTGACACACATCTTAACTGGTAAAGATAATCAAACACATGACATTGCAAAATGGGCATGGATGTTAGGGTTTATCTTGGTAGGCGCATCTGCTATCTATTTAATCTATGCTGGCAAAGAGATCAGTTTGACAGAATTAGCTGGTGCATTAGGTATTGTTTCAGGCTCTGGAGCTGCTTCTGTTGCTGGCAAACAAATGGCTGGCGCTGAACCGGATGCCCAATAATGTGGAAAAATCTATTCAGTATAGCCACCAGCTTTATAGGCGGATCTAGTGTTCAAATTTACATTTATCTTGCTCTTGTATTTGGCTCCTTTAGCGCTGGCTTTTATGTGGAGCATTTACGCTTTGCTGACTTCAAAAACGAGGTTGCTATTACCGCCCAAAAACAAGCAGAAGAAACAGCCTCAATCCAAAAACAACACGAACTAGTAACCAAAGGAATATCCGATGAATATGATGCGAAGCTTAGTACTCTGCGTAATTATTACAAGTCTACAAGCGTGTGGAACAACAATGGTAGCGGCTCCGTGTCCGGTCTTTCCGCAGCCCCCAAGTCAGCTGATGTTATCTCCGCCTACAATGAACTTGCTGCAAACTGCGCCCAAACAACCTTAATGTTAGTTGAATTGCAAAAATGGATAAATGAGCAGGTAGGTGTTAAATGAATCATAAAGAACACATTCTCAAAGTAGCCACTTATTCTTTAATTGGCGTTATTGTGGCAATGATTTTTATGTTTATTTACGCAGTTATAGATCCAAATACAGACGATAAAATTGTATTTGAAATTGTAGGACCAGCTTTCCAAACTATTGTAGGCGGTTTTATTGGTTTAATTACAGGCATTAAAATAGGACAAGAGCATGAATGAAGCACAATTAACCCAGTTAGGGATCGACACAAAATGGTATCAACCATTGATGGATACTTTTATGAAGTACAACATCAGTACTACTCAGCGTCAGGCCTCTTTCCTAGGTCAGTGCATGCATGAGTCTAATAACTTTAAAACGTTAGAAGAGAACCTACATTACAAAGCCGAGTCTTTGATGAAGGTGTGGCCATCTCGCTTTACTACATTAGAATATGCTATTCAATATGCTAATAACCCAGAAAAGATTGCTAACAAGGTTTATGCAGGTCGTATGGGCAACGGTGACGAGGAGTCCGGTGATGGCTGGAAATACCACGGCAGGGGCTTAATTCAGCTTACTGGCAAAGAAAACTATGAGCGATGCGGATCTGGTTTGGGTGTGGATCTTGTTGGGAACCCTAATTGGTTACTTGATCCTAAATATGCGTCTTTGAGCGCAGGTTGGTTCTGGAACAAAACTGGTCTAAATGAACTTGCAGATGCTCAAGAGTACGGTCAGATGACCAAAAGAATTAACGGCGGGACCTTGGGTTTAGATGACAGAATTGCTAAAATAACTAAAGCAAAACAAATACTAGGGTAAACCCGCATGCCA